CTTTAGAACAACGATTAGAAAAAAGCTTAGAACGAATAGTCGAGTTAGAAAACGAAGTAAAAATGTTGACTGATAGAATGGACCAAATACAACATGCAATGGACAGGGCACCTCGGAACGACGCTGCGGCATTGAGATAACATAATGAACTTAAGACTTACCGTAGAAATGTAAAAGGGAGACTCACTCGTGCAAAGAGTCATCATGGTGGGTCTCGGCGAAGCCCACAACCGGGTGGCAAAAAAACTAGACGAAAACGATAAGACATCGTTATGAAGTCACTTTGAATAAATGAATTAAAGCGACTTTTTATAAGTATTGAAATGACAAATGTTGGCCTCTTTGAAGGTTCCGGAGAAGTTCAATCATTGTCAGTGAAAGAACTCTATCAAGGCATTTTACATCAGATAGAACAAGTGTGTGTTCCTACTGAATTCACCAATTGTATACAAGAAGTAGAGAAATCCAAATTCTCTATTCAGCATATCAAACGCAACTGGTTTGAATTACAACGGCGTAACATCATTTCTTTTCCACTACATTATGGATCTCCAGGACATATTCGTATGGCAGAATATCCTGAATATTTGTCAGACCAATTGCAATGCTGTAAATGTTTATGTCCCATTAAAATGAATACAACCTTATATATTCAATGTGTGCCTTATGTGAGGATGGGAACCCAAGAATGTGCATCTTGTACGAAACAAGTACACAATCAGAGAATGAATACGGAGATACAGTCAAGTATTTGCCGTATGTTACTGAATACGCTTCGAATAATTGGCGTCATCATTCAAGACAGACTCGCAAAGCTTTTACGGCTGGAACGAGAGATGTCGCTGTTGTAAGAATAGAATGTATAATCTTCAATGTTCTATTATTCGAATGCTTACTCCTATTAGTTTGAGATATTTACATAATTTAAAGCGAACCGATATAATATGTATATGCCACAAATAGAAATAGGAGTCAAAACATTTAAAACTCAAAAGGATTGTGAAGAATATACACGAGAAATCTTGAAGGAGATGAAGGAAACCGATAGTGTAAAAAATAAAAATGAAGAATATTTTTCATTTTTATTATCATTGTGTAAAAGACATCCAAGATATCTCGAGAAACTTAGTAAATTTTCTGATTTTAAGATTTATAAAGATGCGTTGAATAAACGAGCTTTAGCAATCAAAATAGTGAATAATGATAATACATATACAGAAATTTCTTGGAGAACTTGTGTAACTGGAAAACATAAAAACAACAAAACATTATTCAATTCTGCTCTAAGACAGTGTATATCATATCAAATAAAATTTTATAGAGATACAACAGATTTGTCGGTCTGTATGAATGATGAATGTAGAACTTCACTAACGGATAAAACCATACACATCGACCATGCAGAACCTCAATTTATAAAATTAGTTGAAAATTTTTTAGAAGAAAATAAAGAGAAGATTACAGAAATTCCAAACGATTATAATAAAACAGAAATAACCTTTGAAACTTTATTTAAAGACAAAGATGAATGGATAGGTCGTGATTTTGCCATTTATCATGAAGAAAACGCAAAACTTAGAGTATTATGCGAAAAATGTAACCTTACACGAAAAAAATATAAACCAATAGATGTTTAAATAGTTTGAAATTGATTCGAATCCATCTTCTATACTATATACATAGTATGTCCTTTTATGCTGTTGCGAACGGACGAACCGTGGGGGTGTTTAATACTTGGAAAGAGTGTCAGCGTTCAGTGTTTGGATTTCCAGGTGCACGATTTAAAAAGTTTGAGACAAATGAAGAAGCCGAACAATTTATTGATCCAGAATTAGTGACTAAACACGAGTTAGTGACTAAACACGAGTTAGTGACTAAACACGAGTTAGTGACTAAACACGAGTTAGTGACTAAAAATGAAATAGATTATGTCTATACTGATGGAGGGTGTTCGAACAACGGAAAGCGAAACGCAGAAGCTGGAATTGGGATCTTTTTCGCAGTCGGGGACCCGAGGAATGTCTCTCGACGAATCGATGGAAAGCAAACCAACAACACTGCGGAACTGACCGCGATTCTCGAAGCCTATGCTTTGATTGAACAGGACATCGGAAGAAAACGAATTACGATTGTGAGTGATTCCGTATACGCGATACGGTGTGCTACTTATTATGGAGCAAAGTGCGAGAAAAAAGGATGGCCCGAGATACCGAATCTAGAACTGGTGAAACGGGTGTATGAATTGTACAAAGACACGGGTGTCCAATTTATGCATGTCGATGCCCATACAAATCGAATGGACCCACATTCTGTAGGCAATCGTCATGCGGATGCTCTGGCGACTCAATGCCTTGGATAAGTATTTGATTCACGAGATAAAATTGAAAACATTTAAATATCTTTTCTTATTCATATAAAATGGAGTCCAAGAGTATTTACCTCAGCAAACTCTACAAGTCGAGGACCAATATGATTTACTATTTGACCGAGATGGGTTACGACTGTTCTTCGTTTGAGCACTTCAGCATGGAAGAGCTGGATGTCTTACAGAAGAATGACAGTTTGGATTTCTTGGTCCTCAAGGACAAAGAGAAGTGCTATGTGAAATACATGACCGAAGATGCAAACACGAAGAATCCCGCAAATAGTGTGAAGAAGCTGAATATTTCGAATATCATTGACGAGATGTTTATGCAAGAAGGCATTCTGACGGAGAAAGACACCCTGGTTCTGATTACAAACGAGTATTCGACCGAAAGCATTCACAAGGCACTCAAGAACATCTGGGAGCTCAAGAAGCTGTATGTGGTACTGTTTGACCTAAAACAGCTACAAATCAATGTCCTGAAACACAAGATGGTGCCGAAACACATCAAACTCTCAGCGATGGAGAAAGTAAGCTTGTATGTGGACCTGAAGGTGGATGAAGATTCGCAGCTGCCTGAAATCAGTCGATTCGACCCGGTGGCCAAGACCCTGTTCCTGAGGCCGGGGGAGGTCTGTAAAATCATTCGATTTAGCAAAATTTCCTTCACAGACCCTTATTATCGTGTTTGCGTCTCTTAAAAATCTATCCTTAGTCTATAGTCTATGTCGGACATCTCTGGGAATCGAGACGCCTCTTTGAATTTATACATTCAAGAAAAAATGAGAGCGGATACGGCTTATGAAATGAATGAAAGTAACCAATCCACTTATACCGATGATTTAATCTATCTTTTTTTCAAAACCTTTTTATTTCTCATATTAGGCGGGGCATTTTATTACTTCTTCAAGAATGAAAATTCGGCAGAGGTGATCGAGAAAGTGAAAGAAAAGGCGGGAGAGGCTGTTGTAGCGGTAGACCAAGTCACAAAAGCGGTCAAAGAAAAAGTAACTGAAAAGATCAAATAGATTCGCGTTTGATTTTGAGTAAATAAATAAGAAGAACTATAATGGAGCAACTCATTGTTTCAACCAAGACCGGCTGTACTACACTTTTACTTGTGGACGCTTTTGTAAAAGACCCCTATGTCCTTATAGATTCGACAAACGCAACTACCTTGCCGATTCTATATTCTTATCTGTGCACAAAAACGGGACTGTTAGATGTTCTTCGCGCAAAATTTTCTACGATTGAAAGAATCGGGATCTTATTTACACAGGGAAATGCAAACCTTTTTTTAGACCAGAAACATTTCTTTGTACAAGAGAATGTAGACTTTATCCTTTCACTCATACAAGAGTTTGGGATTCAACATCTTGATTTCTTAGCGTGTGAAACTTTACAGTACCCCGCATGGGTGAACTATTATCAAGAACTTCAACAAACAGGAGTGATTGTCGGTGCATCCACAAACAAAACAGGCAACATTCGTTACTTTTCAGATTGGAAGATGGAAAGCACCGGAGAAGACATTGAACTGGTGTATTTTACGACCAAAGTAGAACTATACAAATACTTATTGGATGTGGAACCGGATCCGGAACCGGACTCGGACCCGGACTCGGAACCGAACCCTGAAGGATGTATTAAAATTGAACCGGAAGAAATAGATTAACTGAATATAGAAAATGTTGGCTCTTAAGAATGCTCACCCACGCGATCAGGATATTTCGTTTCAAGAGACCGGGCATATTTATACGATTCGAGGAGAAAAATACTACAAGTCCTGTACCACCTGGGTGAAATCTTTCTTTGAGAAGTTTAATGCAGACGACATTATCGAGAAGATGATGTCGAGCGAGAAGTGGTCCGCGAACAAATACTTTGGAATGTCCAAACAAGACATCAAGACTTTGTGGAGTGAAAACGGCAAGAAAGCGGCCGAATTTGGAACTACGATGCATAAACACATTGAGGAATTCTATAACGGCATAGACTTGCCTGCAGAGTTCCCTGTTGAATTGTCCTATTTTGCAAGATTCTACCACGACCACCCTGAATTGGTTCCGTTTCGAACCGAGATGATGATTTACGACGAGGACATACGCATCTGTGGCTCGGTGGACATGCTCTTTCGGAACGAAGACAATACGCTCAGTATTTACGATTGGAAGTTTTCCAAGGAAATCCAGACCCACTCGTATGGAAAGAAAGGATTGGGTCCGATGTCTGACCTGAATGATTGTAACACGACCCACTACTCTCTACAGCTCAATCTGTACCGTGAAATTCTGGAGAAGAAGTATGGATTTGTCATTCGAGACATGGTATTGGTCTTTATGCATCGAGATCTATTTGATAGTTATGTGAAATATCCGGTAAATCGGATCGATATGGCACCTTTCTTACAAGACCGGCTTACGCGATAGACTTGGACGATAGACTTGCACGATAGTTTTGCACGATAAACATGGCAAGTGAACTCATTTTTTACTCCTATAGAGATAAATGACTTCACCTGCGTAGAAGATATAAATCTTATACGAATTTACAGGATATACAGAATAAAAGGCGTGAAGAATGCAAGATAAATATGAATCATCATATGAACCACAATCCATTGTGGATTTTGGAAATAGATTAGAATATGTTCCACAAAATAAAGGAAACCGACTTGATACACGACATATACAAATACATCTCGACAATATTCATTTCGATAGAGTACAGAGAGTCCATAGAAATAAACCACGATGAATTTGCTCAAAAAAAGGTCGACATCTCGTCCGATTCCATAAGAGGGATTATACCAAAAATGAATAGAAGTTAAAAAAAGAGCAAACATCATAAAGAAAGTATGTACATCCCCATAATAAAGGCATAGAACAGAAGAGACTCCAATCAAGTAACTGGTATAGTAGATGTATACTACATGTTCATAATTCGCAGGAATCGAATAATCGACATGCATTGTTATATTTTTATAGTTATAAAACTTACCGATTTTAACACTTTTACACTTTAACACTTTTGCACTTTAGCTAGACTGTACAGTTGAAACGGTGAGCGTCTTGTATCCGGTTTGATAATAGGCATCCGTTGCTAGATGAATCGTGTCACTCAGTTTTCCATCCATAACGCCTGCGTTGATTGCTGTGGCAAAAGTAGAGGACCGATTTTCTATCCATTTTATTCCATCATAGGAAAAGGGAATATTGTTTGTACTTTCACTAAAGGCGAGCCAGACGGTTCCCGTCCATACGATGCCTCTTGATGTACCTGATGTAAATCCGATAGACCCTTGAATCCAGAGAATTCCATCATACGAATACCAAGAAGCAGAATTTCCTCCAATCACCACAAACATCGAACCATTGTAGGCTACGGATTGTCCTCTGATTCCTATACTTGTGCCGACGGCCCAATTGAGTCCATCGTAGGAATACGCCACACCCGCACTTCCCGATGCAACCCATAAGGTTCCGCTCCATAGGACTTCATCTACTACAGTAAAAGGATGATTTGTGATCGGGGTCCATTGGATTCCATCATACGAATAAGCCAAGCTATTCGTTCCAAACCCTCCCGCAACATAAAGGGTTCCATTCCAACCATATCCATAACAGGCTCCTGTAAAGATGGTACGACCTAGTCCGGTCCAGTTGATGCCATTGTAAGAGTACGCCATGGTGTTTGAATCTGCCGAACTTCCTCCTGCAAGCCACAATGAGCCGGTCCAATAGAGTGCCTCACAACTTGTATTGAAAACCGTATTCCCTAGGCCTATCCAATTTTTTCCATCATACGAATAGGCCATGGTGTTTGTGGTCCCTTTTCCACCCGCGACCCACATTCTTCCATTCCAGCGAGCTCTGTCTCCTGAGGTTGTAAAAATCGAGTTTCCAAGTCCGGTCCAAGTTAGACCGTCTTGCGAATAGGCAAGTGTATTGGTTCCTTGTCCGCACGCGACAATCGACTGATAGAGCTGAATCGTTGTGGCTTGACCCGTCCAATCAGAGCCAATCCCTGTACCCCAATTTGTGAATATTTTATTGGGGATAGTCGACCATGTGAAACCGTCACTAGAATAAGCCATTTGAGATGTACTTGAGCCTCCAACGACTACCCATAATGACCCATTCCAACTTAGATACATGGCGCCTGCATATTGAACACCTGTGAAAAAAGGTAAATCAAACAGTTTCCATGATTTTCCATCGTACGAATAAGCACCTGTTTGTCCGCCAACCATCACCCACATTGTTCCATTATGAGCGACATCATGAGGTGTAGTTGTAAAGATGTTTCCTAGTCCAATCCATATAAGTCCGTCGTAAGAATAGGCGATTTGATTATTTCCAGTACCTCCAGCTACAAACATGAATCCATTCCAATAAGCACACATACCTGTTGTAAAAATACTGACACCTAGTCCAGTCCAGGAAATACCGTCATACGAATAGGCGATGGAATTTGTTCCAATCCCTAATGCAATCCATATTTTACCATTCGTTGCAACTGCATAACAAGTGTCTGAAATAACCGTTTTGTTTCGACCGGTCCAAGTTTTCCCATCCGAAGAGGATGCTAAGGAAAAGGTGTTTGTACCAGACACTCCACCAGCAACCCATATGCTTCCATTCCAAGCAATACATATACCTAAACCCATAATATTATTGGCTGTATTGGTAACCCAATTGATGCCATCATAAGAATAACCAAAATTGTTATTGTACCCGGTGGCAACCCATAATGTTCCATTCCATCGTATTGAATAACATCGATTTGAAAAGATAGAGTTTCCTAGTCCTTTCCATTGGATTCCATCATAAGAATAAGCCAAAGTGTTTGTACCCTCTCCGGCCGCAATCATCAGTCGTTTTCGAGCCGTGATTCTGTTTTCATAGGCAACATTATTGACAGCTGCGTAACAGATCGTACTAAAGAGACTTGCTCCGAGACCTACCCAATTGACTCCATCGTAAGAATAGGCCATTGTATTTGTTCCGACACCACACGCCATGAACATTTGTCCATTCCATGTGATGGAATAGGGATAGTTTGAAAAAATGGATGTTCCAAGACCGATCCAATTGATTCCATCGTACGAATAGATTATACTGTTTGTACATCCTGTACCTCCACAAGTCCCTACCCATAGGGTTCCATTCCAGGCGAGTCCAATGAGTCCATTGTTGTGATTGATGAGCGTCTTTGAATTAGATACGGAATTCCAAGTGATTCCATCATAGGAATAGGCTATATAAGTAGTACTTGTATTTATACCTCCTCCTGCGACCCACATTGTGCCGTTCCATCTTACACATCCGCCTTGTGTAAATAAGGAACTATTATTTGCGGTCCAGTTGATTCCATCGTATGAATACATCATATTCACCGTACCATTACCTACCGCCACGAACATTCTCCCATTGCAAGCAACTGAATTTACCCAGACATTAATCATATTTCCCCTGCCAATCCAATTAACACCATCATAGGAATACGCAATTGTATTTGTACCACTATTTCCGCCTCCTGCGACCCACAAGGTTCCACTCCAGGCAAAATCGTAAGCGCCTGTATTAAAGATAGAACTACCCAAACCCGTCCAAGTAATGCCATCGTACGAATAACCTAAAGTATTGGTTCCACCTCCGTCTCCTCCTGCTACCCATATTCTTCCATTCCAGGCTAGACCTCTGCCTTGCGAAAAGATACTAGACCCCATAACATTCCAGTTGATGCCGTCTGAAGAATAGGCCATTGTATTTGTGCCTGAGCCTATGGCAACCCACAGGTTCGGTCTGGGCTTCCCAAAGGTGACAGAAGTGTCTCCCACATTCGAGACACCATCTAGAGACAGTTGAAGTTGTTTGGCATATAGATTCTTTGTAGACAAAGACAAGGTTTGGCAAGCCATGGTCGGTTGAATCGTTAGGGTTTGAATAGAGTTCATGTCTATCTGTTCAATGAGGTCTTTTCCAGAAATGTATCCGATTCCATTTTTTATGACAGTCAAGACGAGTTGTACAGGGTTCGCCGTGCTATTAAGATTCGAAATAATGGTTGTGGTTCCTGATGTGAGGAGGGTGAGGGTGGAGCCGGTCACCGTCGCAACGGATGGGTTTGAACTTAGAAACGAGGTTCCCGGAATCGGCACAGCGAGGGAACCCTGGTCCAGATTGACCGTCATGGTGGTTAGGGTATTGACGGTGTAGAGCGAGTTGATGGCATTCTGGTCGAGGGCATAGTTGAACATCTGGAATTCGTCAATGGCTCCTATAAATTGTGGGTCCACAGACCAGTTACTTTTTCCAATGTAGTTGGATGTGCGCAACACAGAAGATGGGTGAAAAGGTCCTCTTGTACCCGTACTTGTATAATTGGTGTAATTGGAAGAAGTGATGTTCGCAAGGAGAACTTTGTTGATGTAAATGTTCCAAGTAAGACCATCCACACTTATGGTCCACACCAAATGCCTCCATACATTGTCGTTCACTCCGAGATTATTGGCGTTAGAATAGACAATTTTTAAATCACAACTATCTACATCAATCATATAAATGGATAGCTTGTTTTCATGGATTGCGATTAGGATAATATTCACACCGGGTCCATTACCGAAATCAAACAATCTGCCCGATGTCGCGGTTCCATTCGACCTGAACCACATTGAAAAAGTTAATCCTGTTTGGTTAATCGTAAATGCGGGATAGTTGATAAAATTCGGATTTGCAGCGCTCGAAACGAGAAGAGATGTCTCGATAGATAAAGGGACGCGGTTATAATTAGCGGTCAGATTTCCGGACAAGTCCAACAGGCCATAATAAGAAGCCAAGTAGTGTTCCACCTTTTTTCGTTCTGTTTCAGATAAGACCCGGTTATACATCAAAAGGTCTAAGACTTGACAGTCACTGTTTTGAGATGGAGTAGCGTCTCCAAGATTAATCGCCAATTTAGGCAAATAAGTAATTCCGGGTGTAGCTGTACCTCTTACAACACCATTTGTAGAATAACTAGACGCTGTATCCGTTCCGATAAAAAAATTAGTTCCATGTACATCTACGGTATACGAGGTTAACCAACCTTCATGATAAGCTACGCCAGAACATGAGTCATGATGACCTGAAAACCAAATTGCACCAATTCCATTAATCACTCGGTGTTTTTTTGGTCCAGTGAATCTCGTAATCGCAAAAACAGTATAATTGGGTAAAACATCGTTATTAAAGGATATTGTATCTGTAGAAGAAAATTGAACCACATTTGCGGGTCTATGGTGTTTGTCTCCGCCGTGTTGAACCAGGGTTGCAGTTCCAGTTGCGGTCACAGTAGTTCCTCCTACCGAATCGACCCATATTTTTGTCACTGGATTGAAGTCTTCTGCTTTGAATCGTCGATGAAGACCGATTAACACTGGATTCTTTGCGCCAAGGGAAGCATCGTTCAAAATCATATTGGAATAATTTCGATTGTACCGATAATAGAAGTCAAGCATAGGTATAGAAGCATATGTATTCATGTTCCATTTCTGATTAATCGCTGTTAGTTCAAGAGGAGAATTGTACATCTGAAAATCATCGATGGAACCGATGAAAGAAGCATCTGCACTCCAATTTGATTTTCCAATATAGTTTACTGCGCGTAATACAATGTCTGGATGATAGGGTGCTACGGATGTTGATACTCTATAAGTGGTAAAATTTGAGGAGTTAATTGTAACTTGCAATACGCCGTTGATATAGAGTTTCCATGTAAGTCCATCTGCACTGATGGTCCATACAAAATGTCGCCAAGTATTGTCATTACAATTTAAAATAACATCATTTAAGATACAAAAAGAAGTAGAAGATGTCTGAACACCTAATGACAGATTTTTTCCGTTGAAATAAAGAAAAATATTATTCACTGCTTGGCCATTTCCGAAATCAAACAGTCTAGAATTGCTTGGAGTACTGTTTGCTTTGAACCACAATGCAAAAGTGAAACCGGTTTGTGCCGTTGTGAAAGCTGGATAGATGATACTATTCGCATATGCCGCAGTGGACACCAGCATTGAAGTTTCAGTACTTATAACAGGTCTGGCATATTTTGGTAAAAGAACCTCACCTGTGTCCATGTTCCAAGTCTTGTTAATCGCCGTATGGTCAAGTGGATAGTTGTACATTTGAAAATCTTCTACCGAACCTTTTAAGATACTAGAACCTCCAAAGTTGTCCAATCCAATGTAGTTTAAGGTGCGTAATATGCTGGCTGGATGATTTGGGGCACTTGAACCTCCATAACTTGAATAATTTGATGAATCGATAGTTGCGAGTAACACCTTGTTGATATACAGTTTCCAAGTGACTCCGTCTGCACTAATGGTCCATACAAGATGTCTCCACTTATCGTCTGTATAATTTGGCGTAAGCTGTCCGCCCCCTCCAAATCCAACAGTTGGAGTGTATACCGCCAGCTGTATTCCACCTGTAGGATTCGACGCAATAATGATATTGTTGACTCCTTGCCCGTTTCCAAAATCCATTAACCGAGCATTATCTTGTAGACCATTCATCTTAAACCACATCGCAAAAGTGAGTCCGGTTTGAGCTATATGAAAAGAGGGATACTGTATCCAATTCCGATTGGCTAGACTCGAAACAAGAAGGGAAGTTTCTGTAGATAAAGGCGCGCGGTTATGAAACGCTGTAAGAGACCCGACCTTGTCCAAAATCCCGTAATACGATGCCAAGTAGTGTTCTACTTTCCTTTTCTCAATATCTGTCAATTCTCGATTGTAAATGACAAGATCCAGAAGTTGTCCATCTGACGGTTCATATGCATTGGTCGAGTTGATTTGAAGACCTACCAACGAAGTGAGTATTGGAACCATCGTGGAACGAATCACTCCGTTTGTAAAAAAAGAAGTACCCGTGTCTCTACCAATAAAGAAGTTGTTCCCGTGTACATCGACTTGTGGAGTAAGCCAAGAATCATGATGGGATACTCCGGCATTTCCAGACCAATGACCATATAAGCAATTATTCGTTGTACCATTAAGGATTCGGGCTTTCGTTCCACCCGTGTACCTTGTAATAAAAAACAAGGTATAATTTGTAAGAGCACTATTTCCAAATATGACGGAACCGTTTGTACCGAATTGTACTGCATTTGTGGTACGATATTGTTTATTTCCTGTACGAGAAACAAGTGTCATATTGGTTGAATTCACTGTAGCAGCTGTTATACTATCTTTCCACACATTTGCTGAAAAATTTTCCGCCATGAACCGTCGATGGAGACCACTTGTGACAGGAATCGATTGACCCATGTAAGCATCGTTTAAAAGCAGGGTGTCTCCCCCGTTGTTGTACCGATAGTAGAAATCAGCCATACTATTACTATTATCAGAGATTTAATACAAGGTTCCTTTTACTCCTATTGCTAGATTTCTGTAGCCGCTCTGAGCGACATCGACCGAGAAGCTTAACGAGTCTGATGTAATAGAAGCATCGACTACCTTCGTATCTGTGTGACTCGCGACGCCAAATCCTATCGTTAAATCCAATGTACCTAAACCAATCCAGGTTTTCCCATCGACGGAATAGGCAATCGAATGGGTACCGGACCCGGTTGCAATCCATTTGTTTCCGTTCCAAGTGACTGCAGAACATGAAGTGAATATACTGGTGCCTAGTCCAGTCCAGGAAAACCCATCATACGAATAAGCCAGTGTATTTGAACCTTCCCCTCCTGCCACCCACACGAATCCATTGTGCGCGATGGCGTTCGACTTATTAAATATGATTTTACCTAATCCTGTCCATCTAATTCCATCATACGAATAAGCCATTATGCTTGACCCAGCTGCTATCCACATCGTTCCACTGTAAGCGACATCGTTCACTTCCCCAATAAGATAATCTGTATATCTCCATGTGATGCCATCGTATGAATATAATAATTGTTCTACATCTTTATAATACCTTCCAGACCAGATATAATTTTTAGTACCAGAGCATGCGGCAATAAATAAGACTCCGTTCCAAACCACATTATATACCCTATGTACGGCATTTGGGACCGGAGTCCATGATAGTCCATCATAGGAATATGCAAGATTATTGGTTCCATATCCTCCTGCGATCCACAGGGTTCCATTGTAAGCGATGCCGCGCACTTCTGTGCTAAAAATACTTTTCGACGACAGGACAGGACTCCAGTTGATGCCGTTCGTAGAATACACCATGGTATAAGTCCCGATTCCTCCGGCGATCCATAGAGAACCATTGTACGCCGCGCATAGTCCCTGGGATAAAGTCGGCGTAATCGTCTGCGTCCAAGTGAATCCATCCGAAGAGAAGACGATCGATTTTGTGTCTGTCCCATTCCCTCCTAGCGCGACGGTAGGACGAGCCATGTAGATATAGGTGTCGGGTTCTACGGCATCATAGTCCATCCAATTTGTATTGGTAGATATACTAGCATCTAAAGAAACCCAGGTAAATCCGTCATAGGAATAGCCCATAGAGTTTGTACCCCATCCACCTGCAATCCATTTTTGTTTATCCCATAATACCCGTAATATACCTGTCGAAAAAGGTAGATTGTAAATCGGAATCCATAGTTTTCCGTCATAGGAATAGGCCAATTTTTTTTCACCTGCCCCTCCAGCCAACCACATGGTTCCATTGTAGGCTGCTGAATAAAATCGACTAGATAATAGAGATGTACTTTCTCCGGTAGAAGTCGTACCGGCAATCCATGTTTTCCCATCGATAGACCAACAGAGACTATTGGTTCCATCTCCACACGCGACAAACATGAACCCGTTCCAGACTACACTCATTCCGGCGTAGGTGATGGGTGGATTGACCACTGCGGTCCAGGTTGTTCCATTGGTAGACCACGCCATCGTTGTTGTAAAATAGCCTATCGCAACCCATACATTTCCGTTCCACGCGATTCCGTGACAAGTATCGGAAAAAGGACTATCAATCCCGGTAAAAGAGGTGCCTGTAGTTGAAGTGGCTATTTTTTTGGTGCCAGAACCGCCGACCAACCACAACGAGCCATTGTACGCAGCACATGCCCCCCAACTGTCTATCGCGCTCCTTCCTAATCCGGTCCAATTGATTCCGTCGTAAGAGTACGCAATCGTATTGTTAAAGGTCCCTACTGCAACCCATAGATTCCCAAAAGTAAGGCCTCTACAATAAGAATCAAAAATACCAGTCCCCAATCCTTTCCAAGTGATTCCATCAAACGAATAGGCCAGCGTATTGGTTCCTTGACCCCCTGCCACATAGGTTCGCTGTTTAAAGACGATTTGGTCTTCTAGTGCGTTGTTGTGAGCGACACAAGTACCGAAAGTCATATCACTCGAGTCTACCGAATTCCATTGGATTCCATTGTACGAATAGAAAATTGAAACCGTTGACCAACTCATCGCCACAAACATGGTCCCGTTCCATTTAATCCGTTGTGCATAGGTTAAGGTAGGCATAGAGACCGTGGTCCAAACATTGTTTCCGTAGCTATAAGCCAAGTTTCCTCCTCCCCGGCCAATCACTACCGTGACAATTCCATTCGACGCGACACCGTGACACTCTGTTACAAAATTGGCTTTACCTCTGCCCGTCCAAGTAATGCCGTCTACGGAGTCCGCAATAAAATTCGTGGTTCCGGTGCCTACGGCAATCCATTTTTTTCCATCATATGTGATTCCATAACCTGCGTCCAATACAGTAGTTGTGTTTGGAAACCATCGAATCCCATCATAAGAATAAACAATTTTATTGGCGGCACTTCCTACTGCCACCCACATTCGACCATTCCATCCAATATCTCTACCATAAGTAAAAGTGGTACTAATCGAAGTGGCTGCGTACCAATCGATTCCATTGTAGGAATAGCCAATACCATTTGTTCCGGAACCTACAACCACAAACATTTTGCCATTCCAAGCGACATCGTGAATGTTAGAAGTAAAAATAGGTAGGGGTTTGCTCGTCCAGGTGAATCCGTCGTAGGAATAGGCAATGTTGGGGACGGATGTTTTGGTACCTACGGCGACCCATAGAGTGCCATTCCATGCAATCCCTATAACCGATGTCAAGATTGATGTGCCAAGACCGTTCCAGTTGATTCCATCATAGGAGTAGGCCAGGGTATGTGTTGTGTTCCCACCCATCACCCACATCGGCTTTTTGGGTTTGCCAAAGCTGACAAGGGTGTCTCCAATTTGCGATATTCCGTTCATCGTACAGGTGATATTCTTCTTATAGACATTCGCAGTCGAGCCGAATCCGATGGTCTGAAGACTCTTTTTCAGATTCACGGTTTGCTGGATATTTCGAAGAATGGCTTGATTGACATCATAGGCTTTTCCCTTCATGGTCACTAGATAATTGGTATTCGTGGGCAGGGTTAGGTCAGGCGTCACATAATTCGGCTGAGCCACGGTCAAAGTTGCCGTAATCGTCTCGGTCCATTGTAGTGCAGTAATGATGGTCGTACCGGATCCAACGATCGTGACTAGATTATTTTCTATGGTCGCGACCGCTGTATTGGAGCTGGTAAAAGTAAAAGCGCCACTGCCGGTTGAAACCGGATTGGACAAGAAAAAGGGCTCTGCACCATATACTTTTTGAATATCCAATGCGGTTTCGGTGTAGAGTGCATTAATTGCGGTTTGGTCGAGGGGCGTATTGTATAGCTGGAACGCGTGAATGGTGGCATTCAAAGAGTTCGTGTCGCCTGGATAGGCACTTTGGAATAAATAATTCAACGATCGCAGTCCAACAATAGGATGAAATGGGGATAAGACATTCACTTTGCTAAAATTATTCTGGGTCGCTGCGGTGATGGTTGACCGCAACACTTTGTTGATGTAAATCAGATAGGTAAGTCCATCCGCACTAATGGTCCACGTAATATGTCTCCATTGACTGTCTGCGATTCCTGAAAAAGCATTCAGCACTTGAAAGTTTCCTCCTCCTGAAACATCTCCATTGCTATTAAACATCGCGAGTCCCAGGTTCCCTCCATGTATTTCTGCGATAATGTTGCCCCTACCCAATCCATTCGAAAAATCAAATATTCTAGAAAAATCGGCGTTTGTTCCCGCTTTTAGCCAGAACGCAAAAGTCATACCCGTTTGCGCCGTAAAAAACGAAGGATAGGACAAGTAATTTCGATTGGTAGGCGTAGAAGTGATTAACGATGTTTCAGAAGGAAGCCTTTCTCTCAAATATCGCTGTACAAGTGAGGGAGAGTTGATGGCATTCTGGTCCAATGTGTAATTGTACATCTGAAAATCGTCAACTTCGCCGATAAGTAACGAGTCGTGGTCCCACGCGGACTTCCCTATAAAATTATAAACACGTTGACCTGTTGGAGGATGGCAAGGAGGTATATCTCCAGCATTCCCATAACTTGTGAAATTTGATGCGGTAATGTTTGCGTATAAAACTCGATTGATATAGATTTTCCAGGTTAGTCCATCTGGGCTAATCGTCCAAACTAAATGTCTCCATACATTGTCATTACAATTTGGAAATACATTGGTAAGATCGCATAGACGACTTGCTCCATATACGCTGACTGCTAAATTTGTGCCTAACATCGCAATAATGATGTTATTTGCGGATGGACCGTTTGAAAAGTCTATGAACCTCCCCCAACTACCTGTTCCATTCGACTTGAACCACAACGAAAAGGAAATACCCTTCTGTTCGATATAAAAAGATGGATACACAATCCAATTTGGACTTGCTGCTGTAGACACTAGTAACGGATATTCGGTTGCAAGCTTAGGACGATTGTAGACAATAGGTTCCGGCGTTGTCACATTCAAGAACCAAGGGTAATGAATCGATTGTGGCCCTATTTCCTTGTTGTACATTCGAAATTCATCAATCGCTCCTATAAATGGTGGGTGTGTCGACCAATTACTTTTTCCAATGAAATTCGAGGTTCGCAACACGGAAGATGGATATAATGGTGTCTGTAAAGTTCCTCCAGACTCGTAGTTGGATACAGTGTCTGCTGTAATGGTCGCCCGTAAGACTCGGTTGATATAGACTTTCCATGTTAACCCATCTGCACTAATCGTCCAGATAAAATGTCTCCATACATTGTCATTACAACCTGAAATTACATTTCGTAATTGAATATTAATGCTTCCGGAATAAGCATCTATCCCTAGATTTCCGTTGTAAATAAATGCAATAATGTTATCAGTCCCTACTTCATTTCCAAAATCAAACAATCTCGAAAATTGTACTGTACTACTAATGTCGGTCCTGAACCACATCGCAAAGGCGAGTCCTGTTTGGTTGATACTGAACGAAGGATATGCAATCCAATTGGGAGATGCTGCGGTAGAGACCAAAAGAGAGGTTTCACTCGTTAAAAGTGTCCGATTGTAAGAAGCGGTGAGATTTCCTGATGTGTCAAGAATACCGTAATAAGACGCTAAGTAATGTTCCACCTTCTTTCTCTCCAAAACAGTCAATACGCGGTTATACATGAGAATATCCAAAAGCTGTCCATCGCTTCTTTCTGAACCATATTGAGTTCCTTGATTAATTCCCAATTTAGGTAATGCGCTAGAACTGGGGGTTACGGTTCCTCTTGAAATTCCGTTCGTAAAATACTCATTGGAGATATCCGTACCAATGAAAAAGTTAGTGGTATGTATATTACTCGCATCTAATGGCGAGTAATAAGGAGCGTTAGGACCTTGTGGTATATAGCTGAGATAATGTTGGATGACTCCAGCAATATTGTTCCAATGCCCAGATAAGAATTGTTCAGTCACTGCATTGACAATTCTTTTGTTATTGGTTCCAGTATATCGCGTGATAGTAAACATTGTATATGCAGGCAATACGTCATTGTTAAAAAGAATACCTGCGGTCGTGTCAAATTGAACGGCTGACATACTACGAAATTGTTTGTTTCCTGTATTTATCACCTTTGTGATAGTTCCTGTCGCAGTAATGTTTTGAGCCAGAGCAGAATCTTTCCATACTTTGGTGGCGGCATTGAAATCTTCTGCTCTGAACCGTCGATGTAGATTGGAAGCAAATGGAACCGCAGAACCCAAATAGGCATCGTTCAACAAGACGGTTTTTGAACCATCGACACCCTTATTGTTGTACCGATAGTAGAAATCTGCCATTACTAATCCATCAGATTATTAAATCGGAGGATTGAATTAAAAAATATTGTGAACTATTAATGGCACAAATCGCAATACCTTTAGTAATTGTGGGCGCGCTTTACTTGATGTCAAATGAAAAAGAAACAGAAGGATTTGAAGGTACGGATGTAAATGAACCCCAGATGTTGTTACGAGACAAAACGAAGTCGAATGAATTTCGCAGTCAATATGCAAAGTCCAAAGACCCCGTAAACAACGAAGGGACTTATTCCCAATACCAGGACAAGTATTTTTTTAAGGATGCCACCAAGACAGACCCCCTGTTTAACAACGAATCCGAAGCCAAATTCAAATCCTTGACAGGGGATTCTAAACCCAACAAAGAAGTGAGCCACAACAACATGACCGTGTTTTATGGTTCGAAAAGTTATGGAACCCTACCTGACAAAGTATACAGCACTTCTACCTTGGACAACTACAGCGGATTAGGGACTTTGTCGATTGAAAAGAAAGAAATCAGTCCTATGTTTAAACCTGAATCCAGTGCCCAGAATGTATACGGGAATCAGAATCAAAGTGATTTTTACCAAAGTCGAGTCAATGAATCTTGGCGCAAGGCAAATACCACGCCGTGGGAACAAGTTCGCGACAACAAAGGAGAAGTGGGGTTCAACTGGGCGATGGCGGACCGAGACAAATCGATGCCCAAGAGTGTGGATGAAATGCGTGCTGCCAACAATCCGAAAGCCAATTATGCCCTGGATTATCAAGCACCCGCCTATGACCCTAAGGCCATTTCGATTGAGATGAAGCCTCAAGACCGAATGGGCAAGTTTGTCAAGAAAGGTCCCGACACATATCATGTGAACAATTCGATGCAAATGATGGGGACTCCAGGAGGTGCCGAGAAACCTCGCATCGCACCCAATCAAATGTTGACGGATGAACAACGCGATACCACCAATGTTGAATATTACGGTGTGCGTGGTGTAGACGACATTGGGTATACAAGCAAGGGCGAAGCGGGTCACGTTCGAAGACAGCAGCTCAAGCCGGATACGATGTTGAATGTGGCCAATTCGACTTTCAATCCTGTCCACGGAGAGAATTACGGGAAAGGCGGATACAAATCGTACGACAACAACCGTGAGAACGACACTGACTATTTTGGTGCGATTCAAGGAGCTTTTTTGGCGAATGTCGTGAACCCACTCGTCAAAACGCTGAAACACACCAAGAAAAAGGATACGGATGCACCCATGACCAACCTGAAGGGTCCTGCAAGGTCGATCATCTTTAATCCAAAGGAACATATGCCTGTGACGAATCGCGAAATGAATACGGAAAAGATTGGCTTCAACCACCTTTCGTTTGAGCGCCAGCAAGGCACCGGGTATCAGGTGGCGAATCCTTATCTTCCTGCCACCCAACGCCCAAGTACCAGCACCGAGATATACGGACAAGCCAACGGAACCGACAAATTCCGTTCGTATGGAGCCGAATACAACCAGCGAAATGTTCAGAAGCCTTACGAGAATCGTATCCCGAATGGAAATGCGAAAGAGTTTCAAACCGATCGTAACTTCAAGACCGTGGACCGTGAACAACATCACACTTACCAGAACATTGGCACCAGGGGCGGAGTACCTCAGGTTCAGTTTATGGGAGAACAAACTAAGAATGTCACTGCTTACGAGAATATCCAGGAGTCTTACAACAGCTCGGACTTGCTGAAGGCCTTTAAGTCAAATCCCTATGCTCAATCTATCACGGGCTATTAGCAATCACCGTTGGTTCGACTCCGTAAGCCTCGAAGAACTGATAAGTATTTAAATCTCTGCGTATACCATGTGCTGGAACGCCGACATTTCCATCAATACTTTCCTCTTTTCCTGTTTTGCCTTGTCGTTCATCTACCTGACGAATACTTATACCAAATACAAAACACCCTCCTTTGACCATCCGCTGGTCTATCTCTTCTTCGGATTCGTGGTCTCGATGCAACTTATCGAATATTTCGTATGGAAAAACTTAAACAATAATCGTGTCAATACTTTGTTGTCGAAGCTTATTTCGGCGAATGTGATGATTCAGCCCTTTATCCTGATGTGGATGATAGAATCGTCTCTGATTCGATATACGATACTAGGACTTTATGTTCTATCTGTAGTCCTGTTTCGACTATACAAGGTATTCTTGAGTCCATTCATGTTTCATACCTCCGTCTACAATGGCCATTTGAAATGGGACTGGATAAAGACGACGGGTCTAGAAGGCGCCATGCAACTGATTTATTTGGCATTTTATCTGGCCGCGTTGCTTCTCATTCAGAATCCAGTCCTTACTCTTTTCGGGTTAGTCACCATGATCGTATCCTTTTTCTTTTATTTCAAAGACGGTACTTTTGGGTCGATGTGGTGCTGGGTGATTAATCTCTTTCTGCTCTATTTCATCGTCCATATCCTATTGATTCAACCTTTTATGGAGTACAAAGGACTATGCTAATGTGTGGATCTTGACTTATTTCTTTTTGAAACAACCGATTGTGTGGTGGAGAGAATGTATAGCATTTGTCTTTATCGCCTTGGCTTTTCTCACCACGACTACTGTAAAATAATATCACGATGATATAGTATGGAAAAGACTTATATTTTATTGGCGCACGGCATAATCGCTGATGGGGATATAACAGACATGAATATTCATAGTGTAGTTAAATCGGGTCAAAAATTACTCACCAAATTGTACAAGCCATTTGGAAATCATGTATTACCGCTGCTTTCGGATATTTGCAAAAACGGGTTAAATAACAAATTGACTACCAATGTAAAAGTGAGCGCGTGTAAAGATACGATTCGGTATGCTGGATTATACGAATGTAGACAATACCCAAATGTTATACATCCGACACGCATATATTCATTTAATGCGTGTCAAAGTTTCACGCTGGACCAATTGTATGTTTGGTTAATGAGACGAGACGAAAATAAGCATAAACAAGTTAAGTTGATATTCGTAGGTTGTATTGGTCCAACGCAACCCTATCTAACTACACAAGAATGTATTGATGCCGGAGTTTGTATAGACTATCGTTACAATAGTCAAGTTCAAGAGATTAAAGCACGAGATGTTTATGACACAACAAACCTTGATAAACGAAAAAGATATACTTATGAAGATCGTTTACTAGATGATTATCCATTTTTAGATTTGATAAATACTTCTAAGTTTCCAGATGATTTTCATATTATGGATGAATGCAACACTGATTGTGAAACAGATTGTGTAGCAGAAGATGATACGGAACCCTACGACCCCCCACCGGAGAATAGTGAAAATAATCAACCGAATGAAGGTTCCGAGAAAAAGAAACCTAGATCTAGAACTGGCGGGTCCCGACGAAAATCCAAAACAAAATCCAAACGGAAAAAGAAAAAGAAACTATCCAAATACTCTCGCAAGAAGAAGCATACCCGGCGTTTGAATCGTTGGGTCTAACATTTGCATGTATGCTTTAAAAGCCGCATTGACCTTCTCGTCCCAAATAATCCATCCCACATACATCAACAAGAGACCAAAGGTTGCAGACACATCTCTCTTCGTAATCGTACTATTTCTCAGGGTCCACAAAGGAATACCCTTCACTAAAAGAATCATGATAAAAAAATAATAGATTTTCTTGGGGTTCATCCGTAAATACACCATCGAAACGAGAACCAGTACATTCTCCAGAAGGGCGACAAGGATTGCAAACTTTGGATTAGGTGTCAGAATACCGGTCATATAAAGGACATACCACGCAAACACCCAGTAACTAAAAAGATAATCTGGCCTTATGTTCTGTAGCATACATTATCGGTATAAAATCTTTCTTTGCAAATACTTATCTTGCATTCAAATGCTTAGCCAAACATCTTCTGAAGCATCGAGATGCCAGGCGAATCCAGCTTGTTGTGGAGTAATCCCTCCAGGGCGTGATAGACTTCCATCGTTTTTCCTTCTAACAGTAACCACCCCAGATAGACGAATACCAAGAGAAGGGTTGCATACACATCCTTTTCCCGAATGGGGCTATTTCGTATGGTCCACAAGGGAATGACTTTCATCCAGGAGACAAAAAAGGCTAAATAAAGCATGGTCTGAATAGATGCCTGATAATACGCCATAAGAGAGAGGGTTGCGACATTAAAGAGTATACCTAAAATCAGGGCAAGTTTAGGATTGTACTCTATCAGACCGAATACATAGAGCACATACCACAGAAGTATCCAATTTGAAAGGATATAATCCAGCCGTAACATCTTACTTAAAATACTTGTATAAATAAATCTGTAATTCTCTTTTTAAACTCTCAGGAATTTGGGTATTGGGGCCTTGGAAAATCTCAACATGGTCTTTGATAATCGTCAGTATCTGATTGGCTTCTTTCAGATGGTACTTCTTGTAGATGTCTCCGTTTGGCAATAGCATGGTCTTACAAAGAAAGGGTTCCGGTTTATGGCGAATGAAATGACACCCGATCGATTCATCTGGGTCCAACACTTCGTATTCGTAGTAGAACCAGGGATCGTCTGGTTTGAAATAACATCGGATTCGGTCTTGCTCTCGTTTGTAATAGATTTGTTCGTGTTTCTTGTTGTGAATATCCATACTGTCGATGGATCGCACCTCAAAGTCCTTGGCGTGTATCGGTTCCAAGAAATAGAACGCGGGGTCTATGGAATAATAGGTCGTAGTCGTGATTGGAACCAAGAGAGCCACATGACAAAGGTCGGGTGTTCCATCCACACGAAAAATAGAGGGCACGGATGCAGGTACGATATAGGACTTGATGCCGTAGTTGGCTTTTAAAAATCGTTTCAAAAAAGTACAAAGCGCAATACAGTTGCCCGAGTTGTATTTTTCGAGCGTTTTTGCAGAAGACTTTACCTTGTATTTGATGTAAGGAAAGGTAGAAAAAGAAATGTTCTCATAACAAGCCGACAAAGCATCCTTGATCATGGGTACATGCACTGCTTGTCTGGTCAATTTAATAGGCTTGGTTTTCATTATATACAAAATATAAAAAAAGAACCTAAACAAAGCGTGAAAGAAAAAGTATGGAGGATTTAAACAAACTCATACTTACACTAAAAGAAACCAAAACAATTCCCCATTTGTTATTCTACGGAGAACCTCACGCGGGAAAAAGATCACTTCTAAATCAGTTTCTTCGGCAAATTTATACACCGGAAGAGTACAAACAATATTGCATGAAAATTGAATGTGCGACTTCCAATGGCATCAAAATGATAAGAGATGTGATCAAAGAGTTTGCAAAACAGCAAATAGGTTCACACGTCTATTTCAAGAGTATTGTGCTCTATGATGCCGAAAACTTGACCATCGATGCACAATATTCGTTGCGAAGATGTATCGAAGTCTACAGTAAAACGACTCGTTTTTTTATCGTGACTTCTAACCGAGATCGATTGTTGAATCCGATTTGTTCAAGATTTGTGCATCTGTATGTACACAAGACCCCCATCGTCAAAGACCCAACCGTCTTTCCATCCAGCTTAAAAAAATGGTTGAAAGAACCGGACCTCTGTCAGGTGGCTACAAAACTGTATAGTCAAGGAGTCTATGGCGATATGCTGCTGGACTATTTCAAGGACTCGGACAAGTACTGTCTCGTGAAATTTAAATACGAATCGGTGTGTAAAGAGCTCAAAAACGAGGTATGGATACTTCACTATCTGCTTCAATCCTTTTTAGGATAATCTTTCTGGATTGCGTTGTAACGCCCTTTATTCTTTACGGCAAAATACTATATGGAAGATTACACCTCAAATGTTTTGACCGATTCGAAGAATGAATGGTCGATTCTTCTCATCAATTACTTAACCCCGCATGTCATCGATGGATTTCGGTCCATCTTTAACGAATCCGTACAGTTGTGTGAAAAAAGCGATGAGCTCGAGAAGTATTTGATGACATTCCAGAACCTGTTGTCTCGAATTCCGAAATGGAACAACGACATGGTTCGGATTGAGAAAGAACGCATTATGGCGCTGTGCAATTGTTCCTATTTAGAGGATTTGATGACTTGTGTTCATATTATTCAGTTGAAAATTTTGAGCTGTGTTCGAGTCGGCAATGAGTCTAAGAAAATCACCATTGACATTCCTGACTTTGGTGCCTTTCTTCACAAGGTCTACATCAATGTGGCTCGAAAACTGTATTCCAACATCTATCTGTTTGAGATCGACATTCCTAGCTTGGAGATTCAGAAACGGAACCGTGAGTTTGAAGTGATTGTCCAGATTTGCATCATGAACACGATTCGCGACAGCATTCCTGTGGAAACCCTTCTTCGGCAATACATTGACGAATCTACCGAATACGAAGTCAAACGCGAACCTAAGCCGGAGCCCAAACCTGAACCTAAGCCGGATGTATGCCCTGTGGAGACAAAACCATTTGAAACCAAACAGGTCGAAGTGAAACAGGTCGTTCCAGTGGTTCAAGCCGAGCTAAAGCCGGTCGAGCCAAGACCCGTGGTTCCAGTCGCTCAGTTTGAACCTGAACCCAGACAGAACATCTCCTTCAACGACCGGAATGAAACCTTTGAAATCCCCGTCGACGAGGATTCTTTGCAGATTGGAGAGGATGTGCCGCTGAACATTCTTTCTTTTGAGGATTTGGAAAAGGCTGCACCATGTGACATCGATTTGGGGATTGTAGAATTATAGATAATCTGTTGTTTATATTAAATGACATTTATCGTGAAAAAAAAGGATTCCGTATTAATCTTTAATAATTTAGGTGGTTTCGAAACCCGTAATCCTTCCACGATGTGGTGTATTCAAAAGGCAAATCAAAAATATAACTGGAAAGATTTCGACGACATTGTCATACGGACGGGAGACTACGAATGCAACGACCAGGAATATACTTTTAGCAAACAAGCGTCCTACCATCGTCTAGTACCCGATTTTAATTTTCACGCTTGGCCACAGGTTGGCATAGACGATTATGAAGAAGTTGTGAAAGAAATACAACACGCTGGTTTAGATTCTTACAAAATCAATAAAGTAGGGTGGATAGGAAATATCCATACCCACCCTAGAAGAAAAGATTTACTCGACCTCGCAAATCTTCACAAGGACTTGTTTGATGTCTTTGATATGAAGTGGATGAATTCGCCTACTATCGTTTTGAACAGTACCAAATTTTTGTCTCTCCCTGAATTGGTGAAATCTTATTCTATGTTGATTGATATTGAAGGAAATGGTTATTCCGGAAGACTGAAATATTTACTTTGGTCGCGTAGACCTCTACTCCTTGTAGACAGACCCCACAAAGAGTTTTTCTTTGAACATTTAAAAGAATGGGAACACTATATCCCTGTGAAAAGAGATTTATCGGATTTAGTTGAGAAAACGAAATGGTGTGTAGACCACGAAGCCGAATCAAACCGAATTGCTGAAAATGCTTTTCAATTTAGTACAATCCATTTAACGCGCGAAGCGTGTTATGACAAATGGAACACGATTGTGACGAATCGTATTTCAGAAATGCAAGGTGAATGAGTTTAGAATAGTTCTTTTTTTTCAGGAATTATTCTAAACATGGAAGAAGCGTATGTAGCGTTGATTGTAGGCTTTCTTTACTTTATTTGCAAAGTCATTTTGAACAAGTTTCAAAAACAGGAAACGGGACAAAAAGACTTCCGGGATAGTTTTTTGGTGACTGCCTTGGTAGGAGGTGTGTTGGTGGTGAAGAAAACCAATTTCGAAAGCTTGAGTGAAAAGGCCAAAGTGTTTGTGAATGAACCCGGGTTTTAATATGGGGTCTTGGCCCCATGCGCCGCTGGGGCTCCGCCCTGAGTTTGTTGATGGGTTCCGTGCTGAGTTTGTTGATGGGTTCCGTGCTGAGTTATGGTTTCTTGGGTTTATTGAACCTGCATTTTAGCGCTGATCAAATCATCGATATTCATAAAAGACTCTAAATGGGTCGTCACATATTTTTCAAAACATGCGTGGTCTAATTGTCTATCCGGAGTGTGATTATGGACAATTCGAGCAATCATCTTGTACAATTTAAAGTCTGGATATCGGTCCTCTCCATTCTTCTTGTAAAGCACATTAACACCGGAATCGTCATAAATCCAAGAGATCACCAAATCGTAGATGGGAACCTTTTTAAACTTCTCCAGGTCATTCAAATCGTCAATGATAAAATCAATGATCGAACATCCCAGGCGACACAAATCAAAGCTTTTGTTAGGGAGGAGACGAGGCTTCTGTGAGTTGTAAAACGGCTCAAAGTTGTATTGCGTATAGGCCATACCGTGCTCGGAGAAACTATCGCTACAAATCACTTTCTCATTCACTGTGTAAATGGCTCGTCCAAAGTCAATGATTTTGTAAATCTTTCCGAAGGTAGGGATTTTATAAAACTTGCCTTTGATTTGATAGTGGAGGAACTCTTGATCGGTCGGAATGTACATGATGTTGTTGGTGTGTAAATCATTGTGCGTGAAATCAAACAACGCCTGATAAGTGTAAAGCATGACAATGACCTGAAACATGGCACTCTCCAGCTCTTCTACACGAAGTTCATTTTTCTCTAGCAAGGAATCCAATGTATTTTCACACTTCTCAAGCGTGACCACTTGTGTAGGCATGTCTTTTAGGACAAGGATTAAATCAATCGGATCTTCCATCGATTCCATGGACTGAGTCTCTTCCTCACACTCTTCATCTGTATGACTAATTTCAGAATCATTGTCATACTCATCCGCCGACTCGGTCGCCTCAACCGTGGGTTCACTCTCGACCTCGCTTATTTCAGAAGGGGCGACCTCTTCCTCTGACCCCGACAACTCTTCCATATCAATCTGAACATCTTCATCTGAGATATGAATCGGAGACTGGGTCTTTTTGGAAAAAACCGTTTCATCTTTGAAATGAAAGAGCGTGTTGAGTTTGTCATTGAAGTAATTGGAATCACAAATGTATTCAAAATCATCCGCCACATTAATTTCGACCTCCTTCTGGATACAAATGTAACTGTCATAGACCTGAATTCCGTGTACAAACCCTTTCTTGTGCAAAAGGTCAGTAACATAGTAAAAGAAACTGTCTACATAAGCATAGTTGTGACACGACTGAATGGCTTCCCGAAAGAGACTCTTCGTCTCTGGAGCCAACATACTCTTCGTCAAGTCACTCGTCTCTACTTTGGTTTCCTCTTTGGCCTCTGCAGGAAGGATCGATAAATCATCTCCCTTGTATTTTCCTATCAAATACTTGACATAATCCACCAAGGTGATGAACTTCTTAAAACAAGGTTGAAGATTCCCGGATGGATCCTTGAACACATATTCGTTGTAGGTTTTCTTCTCTACATAGTCTTGTAAAGAAAATTGGGGACGGATGCCTAAATAAGAATAGATAGGGCTATAGACCGTTTTCTCTACAAAGTCGTTCATTTCATTTTCAATATACTTTTTTTCGTGATAATTTAACTCATTCAACTCATTCAACTCATTCGTCTCATTCGGAAGATTCGTCAAAATAGAAGGGATGTTCTCTCCTTCTATGTTAATGACCTTAGAGCTGAAAAAATTCGACATGAAGCGAATTGTCTTTAATAAAGATGAGAACAAAGGACCCGTGATAGTACTGATTGGTCGCCGTGATACGGGTAAAAGTTATTTGGTGCGTGACCTTTTGTATCATCAGCGAGACATTCCCATCGGAACGGTCATCTCCGGTACAGAAAGTGCAAATCATTTCTATTCGGACCACATCCCTCCCGTACTCATTCATGGAAAATTCGAAACCAACATCATTCAGAATATCTTGTTGAGACAAAAACAAGTCATGAAACAAGTGAAACATCAACTGGATGTGTATAAAAAGTGTACCATCGACCCGCGTACTTTTGTCATTCTAGATGATTGTTTGTACGATAGTTCGTGGTCTAGAAACGAACTGATGCGTATGATTTTTATGAACGGTCGTCACTGGAAAATCATGTTGATTATCACCATGCAATATCCTCTAGGTATTCCTCCACAGCTTCGTACCAATGTGGATTATGTCTTTATTTTGAGAGAACCTTACATTGCGAACCGAAAGCGCATATACGAGAATTATGCGGGGATGTTCCCGACCTTTGAATCCTTTTGTCAAGTCATGGATCAATGTACGGAGAATTTTGAATGTCTCGTCATCTGTAACAATAGTTCTAGTAACGAACTCAGTTCACAAGTTGCCTGGTATAAAGCGCTGCCAACTCCTCCCTTCAAGATGTGTGCGCCAGAACTGTGGAAGATGAAGTCGAATGAAGAAGAGGAAGAGCCTGCATTCGATTCTAAGAAGAATATCAAACAAAAGATCAATGTGAAGAAGACCAAATTTTAAGTTATAGGGTCTAGGGTCTAGGGTTTCTCGGAATTACTTGAATTTTGAAAGACATTCGTTGCGGGAACTACACTATGTACCGAGTTGGTGTCTCCAATAGGCCCAGGCAAACCGTCTTTCCCGCGAGGACCTGGTTCGCCTTTTGCACCCTGAGGACCGGTCTTTCCCATGTAACCTGGATTACCCTTCGGTCCAAAATCACCTCGGTCACCTCGTTCGCCCCTGTCTCCTTTGAGTGGCCTCAAAAGTTTGTACTTGACCGTTTTCCCAAGTTCACCCAAACGAATCAAAGAAACGGACCCTATCACTTCATCCGTGTTGTAAAGGACAAGATCGTAATTTTGAATTCGTTTTTCACAGCAGTCTTTTCGATTGGTCAGAAGGATGGAATCCAATTCAATACCTAATATGCCAATCCCTAACTGGACACGAAGTGTATCCGGAGCTACAAATGAATGCGCAGTGGTATCAGATTTGTTGTCCCATAAATGTTCAATCGGACCCCACGAATTCTGGTACCCTCGATTTCCTCTCAAAAAATCCACACGATTACCATCTTTCCAGTATTCCACTTGTTTACCTTTCATATCATAGATCGTTAAGTCGTTTATATTGATCCAGGAGTCTTCTTTCGTCGTCATTCTTGCCCCTGCATATTCCAACTGTATCTTGGTAACGGGTAAATTTTTCGTCAAGAGAATACTCTCAATCAATTCGGGACTCGAGATAAACCCTTCTTTTCCTGTAAAGATCAGGGATAAAAACAGAAGAAAAATGGCCACAAGAAGAAGTTTCATATATATCTGAAATATATTTACCAATGACCAAATGCATTGTCTTTTTGTAGAATAAATAACAGAAGGTTATTCTATGAAAACCAGAAAGAAAATACACAAAGACACCCTTCGGAATCTTCTTTTATGGAAATCGCCGAAACGAACCTACAAATACTTTCACCGTAAGTACGAAGGACCTTTTTCGATAGATTCCCTCTACATCGAGCCTATGGTACAGATCTATTCGCGTAAAACAATACCCCCAAAAGCGTATTGTTTTCCAAGGAAAAAGAGGAAGGTGACCCCTTTTCCTTTAAAAAGGCAAACCTATGTATGGAGACTATCTGGAGGCCTATTACATAGGATTTAAACTCAATCCACGGACCTTTTAAACTTTTCAACTCGTTTCATCAAGTTCGTCAATTCTTGCAGGGTATATCGTTTGGAGACACTCCGTTTTGGTTTCATCAGAATTCGTCGGGTTCGTGTTATCGTATCTTCTTTTTTTCGAAGTTGGTCTTCTATTTTGCGCACCTTGTCTTCCTTTTCAATCAGTGCATTTTCTTCTTTCCAACGGGCTTCTTCTACGATACGACGATCTAGCTGGTGGTCTATGGCCAAAGGATGACTGTAATATATCGAGGTAGTGTCTTGATGGAGACAATACCGATTATATTCTATGGTCTCTCGATGTATTCTGGAGATTTCTTCCCGCCTTAGATTCGCTTCATGACTCCTGCGCAAATCTTCTTGAGATCTGCGTCTGGACTCTTTTGCCCTTCGTTCGAATCGTCGGATAAAAAACATACGATCATCTTCTTCTATCATGTCGTTTCTCTCTCGGATAAGATTTTCATCGTCGGGTATATTGAGTTCGGTAATATCTACATGAATCCGCAATCCAGAATAGCAACAATTCATACAATCCTAGGATATTTAAGAATACACTAAGAATATTTGTATCACTCTACTTATTCCCACTGTGCCAACCTCCAATTCCAAGTCCGATTAATAAAATCTGGACGGTCTAATAAGTATCGAACGGTTCTACCTTGGAATGCCAATTCTTGTAGTGAAACTTCTCCCAATACTGTATCGTTATTGTAGATAGTCAACCGATATTTGGCAATTCTGTGCCAACAACAATCCCACCGATTTGTAATCTGTACGGATCTCACATCAAACCCGCCTCCTAAATTGATGATCAGTGCATCTGCTGGCCTTTCCGGACGAGCATGACCCATACTTCTTCCATTCATTGGACGACCATACTCATCATTCCAAAGCTCTTCTACCGGATATCCAGGCCAATTACTACCTCCTTGAAAATATACATTGTTTTTATTTTTTCCATAGTCGATGCGGACGTTTTTTGTATCTCGTATGTCAATATCGAGTAAATTTATCCACGAATCGTCCGTTCCTGCAGGAACATTCGGATTAATTCTTATTTGGGTAACAACACTACTAGAATTTAATTTCACAATTACATCTTTATCTGCATTTATACCGTATCCCTCTTTACCGTGGAAAAAGAACAAAAGAAAAAAGAATACTATCGCAATAAAAAGATACATATATAGGCTATAGATTATTTTTGTGGCATTTTGTTCCGGCTATACCATCTTGTCCAATTTCACCCACTTCGCCTATTATACCAGGTATACCCTGGATTCCCGTAATTCCTATGTCGCCTGTATCGCCTTGGGGTCCATCCGCACCTACTTCACCAAGGATTCCGATGTCGCCTTTGATACCCTGGGGACCGATGTCGCCTTTTGGACCTACTATACCTGTCTCTCCTATGTTTCCTTGTTGGCCTCGGAGTCCAAGTATACCTCTAAGTCCTGTAATTCCTTTTATCCCTTCCGGACCAGGTATTCCCTCTGGTCCACGAGTTGCCTTTGAGATGACAAGATAGTTGACGGTTTTAAGTCTCTGTGAAAGCTGGTTCAGACTTTTGATCCCTATCGCTCTGCCCTGTTTGTACAAAACAAGATTGTAGTTTTGAATTCTAGTTTCATACCCATCATGCCGATTGGTAATCTGGACGGAACTCACCTCTTGAGGAGAATTGAAAGTCACCACCAAATTCGCACGAGGCCATCGAGAAGCAGCCGTGGTGTACATATTGTTGTCCCATAAATAATGAAGATGATGCCCAGGCCATTCACCCCCCTCAAAATAGACACGGTGATTCCAATAAGGTATTCGTTTGTTGTTCTTGTCGAAGATCGATAGGTCATTGATATTAATCATATTATCGTTTTGGGGGCCAATCCTGTCTCTATCATCCGATGACTGGTCATATCGTATGTGTACACCGTCAATCGGTCCAGATTCACTCATCATAATCATACTGTCTTGGGTGTTTGCATTTACAAACGATTCAACCGAGTAAAAGAAAAAAGAAAGAAATAAAAGAAGAACAACAATGAAAAGCAGATTGTTTCGCATACATTAACGAAAGATTTTACACAGCACAGGTTCCACCCGCGATCCCTTCTAAACCGAGCGCACCACCTTCTCCTTTGATTCCACGGATGCCCTGTAATCCCTGTAGTCCCTGTGGTCCTTGCAATCCTTCAGGTCCTTGTACTCCGATTATCGTGTTGGGAGGGCCTTTGTCTCCTTGAAGCCCCTGGGGTCCTGTATCCCCCTGTTCTCCTTGAGGACCCACCAGTCCAATATTACCTTTGAGTCCCTTTTCTCCGGTAGGTCCAACTGTACCCCTGTCTCCTTTGACACCTCTTGGTCCAGCGGGCCCTTGAGGACCAGTTTCACCCGTAATAGAGGGTTCTACTAATATATAATTCACGGTTCTACGGGCTCCTCCCAGCTGGTTCAGAGGCTTATTCCCAATGACTTTTCCCTTTTTGTATAGAACCAGATTGTAGTTTTGAATTCTATCTGTACAACAATCCAAACGATTGGTAATCTGCACAGACCCCACCTCTTGAGGTGAATTGAAATTGATAAGCAAATTTGCGCGGGTTTGTGAAGAGTGTCCCATACTATTCATATTGTCATCCCATAAATTTGTTACTGGATAACCATCTAGTTCACCATTGTCAAAATAAGTATTGGTTACACTTTTTGTACATTTGTAAGTATTTCGTATCCATCTCCAAGACCACCAAGAAAAATACCACCACTCACAAGTACTAGGTATCCACACTCGATGGTCCCAATAAGGGATTCGTCTTTTGTTTTTGTCATAGATCACAATTTCGGTGATATTGATGGGGGTATGATTCTGGTCTCCACTTCGATCTTTGTGGTCTCTTTCCCAGTCGTATCGTATCTGGACACTATCCACCGGACCATAATCTGTAAGGACAATATGACTGTCTTGAGAATCATAATTTACAAACGATTCCACTTGTAAAAAGAAAAAGGATAGAAATAAAAGTAAAATAGCCAAGAATAAAACACCATTCTTGTCCCGCATATACATATACTATCTAAATATTATGATAATATGATATTTAGATATTGACTAGATATTTTGAGCCACGGTCTGACCTGTCGCACACTTACCAGGCATACCCTCAATTCCAAGAACACCCGATTCACCAATGGGACCATTCCTTCCTTGGATGCCTTGAATGCCTTGAATGCCCTTGATGCCTTTCGGACCCGTAGGTCCAGGATTACCTTGGGGGCCAAGGGGACCAAGGGGGCCCTGTAGTCCGAGGAAACCTTTGGGTCCCTGAACACCTTTCTCCCCAGTATCTCCTGTAATTCCTTGTAGTCCCTGTTCACCTATATCCCCTTGGAGTCCCTGTGGTCCTTGGGGTCCCTGTATACCTTGGGGGCCTACCACCACCGCATACAACAGAACATAGTTGATAGTCCTGCCTCGAACACCAAGCTGAAGCAGTTTGGTAGAACCGATGACCTTTCCTTTTTTATAGATCACAAGGTTGTAATTTTGTATTCTATCTTCACAACAATCCAAGCGATTGGTTATCTGTACAGACCCCACCTCTTGCGGGGTATTGAAATTCACAATCAAATTTGCTCGCGGGTTTAGAGAATGTCCCATACTTCCGTGATCGTTATTCCATAGTCCGTGGACAGGAAGACCGCTCCAGTCACCCCCTTCAAAATAAACCTGGTGATTCCAATAGGGAATTCTTTTGTTATTTTTATCATAGATGACCAGTTCGCTTAGATTAATCATACTGGTGTTTTGGTCTCCAATTCGGTCGATGTCTTCTCTCTCCAAATCATATCGGATGTGTACGCCATCAATCGGTCCAACTTCTTTGACCACGATCACACTGTCGTGAGTATCCGCAATCACAAACCCTTCTACGGTATATATAAAACAGGACAAGAACAAAAGAACGACCGTTAATGAAAGTAGAGTTTTTTCTCTCATACACTAGTGTAATATTTTAGACAATATGAATTACTCACAAGTCTCGCTGTCTTGATTCACTCTAACTCGATGCGTTCCATCTGGACCTCCCGGTATTGTATCCGTTCCGTAACTATTCCTGCTTTCGGGCGTACTATAACTGGGTCCATATCGTTTACAGTCTTTTGGATTGGTAGTTCCGGTATTAGTCCCATAAGAATTATAACTTGATGCACCTGTTATGGTGTCTGGAGCCCCACTTGCGCCAGCATTTGCACCAGCATTCGCCCCAGTAGTGGCTCCAGTATAACTTCCATAGGGGTTGTATCCACTAGGGGATGGATTTGTTCCAGGAACAGGACTAGCTCCAGGGGGGAGCCCGGGAGGAACACCACCAGAGCTTCTTGAATCATAGAGCAGCGCAGCATTCGCACGGTTTTCTTGGATATGGGGACGTGCCTGGACCACCGGTTCGTTAGGTAGAGTTGCTACCATCTCATCCCATTTTTTATTAAAGTCGACTCGTTCTTTCTCTTCTTGGGAAGGCGATTTTGTAGCAATCGAGGGTTGTACCAAAACATACGTAATGGATTTTCCCTTTTCACCCAATTCGACCAAAGGAATCCTCCCTGATCTTTGATGATTACTGAATAAATGCATTTCATAGGGTTTAATTCTGGACTCACAACAATCTTTTCGGTTGGTAATTTGGATGGTCTTGATATTTTCGCCGTAGGGCTTCAATAGAATCGTCAGTTTATCCGGAGCTACTGATGCATGTGCAAAGGTATTGATGTCACCATCGTATAACTTTTCGATAGGGCCAGTCTTTCCTTGAAATCCTGTATCCCCCTTTTCGAAATGGACACTGTTTGGAGGTTTCCAATATTGAATGACTTTGCCAAATATATCAATGATTTCTATATCTGCTAAATGGAGAAAGGTTTCCTTTTTGGGCGGACCCATATACACAATTTCAATGCGTATGATAGGTGCACTATCTTCGAGTTCAATGGTTCGAGTCACACTGGATTGGATAAAAGATTCTACGGTGTAAAAGGAAAGAAAGATGAAGAGAAGAATCGCAATCCCTAATAAGTATTTGGATGGAATCATATACATAAGCGTTATATTATTTGAGTGCGTAAATCAATGAGCTCTACATAGGTCGCGTAATAGATGTCTCAATCGATGGATAGAAATCGTTTAAATCGATTGCTTGAAAATAAAATCAAACCAAACGGTTCTTCGTCCGCTTTTGCTAGTTTGATTTTATTCCCTACTTTTGTATCTTGAGGCGTTTTCACGACAACCCAAGTTTTTAAGATGGGTTGTGTCGTTTGTAAGGTCTTGTCATCTACCTTGTGTATATACGAAATAGGTTCGGAATACTCCTTGACTTTTCGTGTATAACAAAAACAGTTCTCGTAGACTTCTACATCATCGTCCATATAAGTGTACTTATATTTTATTCTAAATGATTTGATTGAGTTTATTGAAGTAAGAAAGCATCCTGCTTATACATATTTCGGAAGAGTGTGGCCATCGGATTGATCGGATGGAGTGTCTCGCACAACATGCCTTGTATATTCATGAGTCCATAGTCTTCTAACAAGAGATTAAACAACATCTGTCCTCGATAAGGGACGAGTGAGACACCTTTGTAATTCTCTGCGAGACGATATGCCGCCTTGAGTTTACCCTTCATATAGATTTTGTGTTTCTTGCTCATCAGCGTATCCCGACTTGGATAATGTCTACGAATGGCATCCTTGCGGACAAGGACCAACTCTTTGTCTGAGCTATAGGTGGAGGTTAAAGCAATCACGCTTTTGCCTTGGATGGTATGGTAATGAGGTTTGACTTTTTGAATTGCCATGACCCCTTGATCTGTGGTGACAAGCGTGTTCGCAGGGAAGCAGGTCTCACTGACGATCGATACATCCGCTATGTATTCAGGTGTTGTAAAGAGAAGTCTGGGTTGTTCGACCTGTTGTAACTTGAAAGAAGAGAGGACGAGATGACTTCCATGATTCATTTTGATTTGAAACATCACATATTTATTGGTTTGTTGTACTTGAAGAATGTTTGTTCCTTGAGCAAGCTCTACGGTTTGTGTAGAGGACAACTGAGTATAGGTATCATCTGTATAATAGAGATATTCCATTACAGAAGGCCTCTCCATAAACTGAACTTGCAACTCGATTTTAAAGGCAGGGTCTAAAATAAGACCCAGTTTTACAGAATGAAACACAGCCTCAATGAGGGCACTTTCTACGAAATAGAGCGGCGGGATAGTTGCGGACAATGAGCCTGACTCGATATGGTTTATGTTGTTTATCTTTATCGCACTTAGCGTCAAGCTACTTCCTTGTACTATTTTAATTCTTCCGATCACATACAATGACATGTTTCCATATTGTAAAGACCCCGTCTCAAAAAGATTGGTGCCAAGATTTACCGATTGAATCGTACTTTCTCCTAAATACTCTGTATGTTGTGGGTCCGAATAAAACAAGGTAGAGAACACCACTCTCCCTGTTATTTCAGGGACGATGAGTTCAACCCTGAAACTCGGCGTTTGAAGGTGATAAAACACATCTATGTATTTATAACCATCCGTCATACTTTATTCTGTTATAATTATTCTGTTTGAATCCACAAAATGTTTAGAGGGCAAGAGAGAATCCAGAGACCTGCTCGTCCTTAAACACCTCCAGAGTAATGCGGAATCGAAGGTTCGCCGGGACTGGAATCTCTTCCTCTGATGAATTGTAGCCTTTCACATTACCGAAGGAAAGGAAATTACCTCCATTGGCCACCAGATTCGCTAAAGATTTAGCAGAAGCCTCCTTAAAGGTCATGAACCCTCCAGAAACAAGACTGAACTCAAGCGTCTTGAGAAGAGTGGCAGAACCAGTGAGACCATAGTTATTTACATCTACCGTCATGCGCGTTAAAGTTCCGTGCGAACCATACGAGATTCCAGAACTTCGGTAGAGAATTGCCTTGTAAGGCACCGGAATACCAAATCGATCGACAATTGGAGCCGACGCACCAGATGCCCAAAGCACCTGATTGCCTGCATCGGATTCACCTTCCACGAGAAGGTAGTTTGACGAATTCTCCTCAAGCTTTGTAATCGCAGTGGTCTGGGTTCCATTGACAAGGACCGCCGCAGCAAGACCCGTCTCCAGTGTAGAGGCACGACCCTCGACCGCTGCAATGCTGAGTCCCTGGGACACATTCGTCAGGACTGCCAAATCCAGGTCCGTACGAAGTCCCGTGATGGCAGTGTCCTGCGTTCCGTTCACCAATACCGCTGCGGCCAAATCCGTCTCCAGCGTAAAGGCACGGCCCTCGACCGCCGCAATCGAGAGACCTTGGGAAACATTCGTCAGCACAGCCGAATCCAGGTCGGTACGAAGACCCGTGATGGTCGTGGTCTGGGTTCCGTTCACCACCACTGCCGCAGCAAGACCCGTCTCCAGTGTAGAGGCACGGCCCTCGACCGCCGCAATCGAGAGACCTTGGGAAACATTCGTCAGGACTGCCAAATCCAGGTCCGTACGAAGACCCGTGATGGTCGTGGTCTGGGTTCCGTTCACCACCACTGCCGCAGCAAGACCCGTCTCCAGTGTAGAGGCACGGCCCTCGACCGCTGCAATAGAAAGTCCCTGGGACACATTCGTCAGGACTGCCAAATCCAGGTCCGTACGAAGTCCCGTGATGGCCGTGTCCTGCGTTCCGTTGACCACCACTGCCGCAGCAAGACCCGTCTCCAGTGTAGAGGCACGGCCCTCGACCGCTGCAATAGAAAGTCCCTGGGACACATTCGTCAGGACTGCTGAATCCAGGTCGGTACGAAGACCCGTGATGGTCGTGGTCTGGGTTCCGTTGACCACCACTGCCGCAGCAAGACCCGTCTCCAGCGTAGAGGCACGGCCCTCGACCGCCGCAATCGAGAGACCTTGGGAAACATTCGTCAGCACAGCCGAATCCAGGTCCGTCCGCAAGAGAGAGACTTTGTCCGTGAGCCCGGTGGTCGCAGTGTTTACAGTGACCTCTAACGCACTAACTCCCACCTCTACCGCGGTCATGTCCGAAATCAGAGTGGACACATTCGCAATGATGGGGTTAATCACATTTGTTTGAAGCGCTTGGATATCTGCCGTTGCAGACGCATTGTTTCCGGGCTCACCCTTGGCACCAGTGAAAGGTCCCATATCCGCCCAGACAGTGCCGTTAAAGACAATCGCGTGGCGACTGAGGTCTAATTTGGTGCTGGTTTCAATTCCCGAAAAAAGAGCACGGCTAGGCGTATCGTCCGTAATCACCGCATAGAAGACATCTTCCGGAGTTGGGGTCATCGTTGCTTTTTTCGCAAGAATCTCTGCCACCGTACCAAACAGGTCAACTTTGAATGCCTCACCTTGGTCACCCTTAATGAGCGTCAACGATTCAAACGCACTTCGCACAGTCTCTAATCGAAGCTCTGCAGCATCTACGCGGTTGAGAGTGGACTTCGTGTAGTGAGTCGCATCGAAAGCAGGAGGCGTGTAACCAGAAATTGCAGGCATTATATATTTACCCAAGAAAATAATTTGAGAATTCGACTTTATTGTACAAATAAACTCGAATCTATTTTTAGAAAATTAAATGTCAAATACTTACGCATTCTTAAATATTAAATATGCGTTTCATATTCAAGGGTTAATCGAAACCGAACATACGGCGGAATAGAGACGGTGTTTGAATTTACATCTTTTGGTAACGCTTCTTCAAATAAAAGCATGTTCGTTCCATCGGTAGAAGGCATACTATGTTCTGTTACATCTAATGCATAGAGCATAGATAAAGAGGGATGAGATACAAAAGAAACAGTACGCAGAACATCAGGTTCGGTGTGAGAAGTTTCATTCACGGTAAAGGTCTTTAGTTTCACCTGAATCGAATTGAGATTTCCTAGAGGTCCGTAAGCAAGGCCTGTGATTCTCCGAATTTTTCCATTTGCGGGAAGCAAAAGACAGTAGAGACCCTCCATCGCACAGCCCCCACAAGACCACTGGATTGCACCTGTAAGGGTCGACTCTCCTTCTACAATGAGAAGCGAGGAACGAACCTTGTCGACATACGACTTGACCGCCTTCACGCTAGGATATTTTGTGTCAGATGTCGCGTCTGTTTCTACATTCGTACTTTTGTTGACTTTGTCTTCCTTGGTGTCATCGACTTGATTCGAAACAGTTAAGGCATCCTGAAAGGATTGTAACGTCGTCATGGTTGTATTGATGAATTGGTTTTGCTCGGAGATTCGGCCATCGACATAGGTCTTTACAGACTTGACACTCGGGTATTTTTCATCCGAAGCTGCATCCGTTGTAATACTGATACTCTTGTTGGCATCATCTTCTTTGGTGACGACGACATCCGCAATATCGGCGATGTCCTGTATAGTACCCACTAATTCAGACCATGAAACAGTGAGTCCTGGGGTAATCACTTGATTCCCTGTAAGTTGGGTGGATTCCCCTAAATGATGGAGGCGAATAGAACCGACATTGAAATCTGCAAAAGAACTCATCTATACTATATACTAACAAGTACTTTTATTTATGACTTCATCCCTAATTCTAAAAATTTATTCAAACATACTGTCAAAGGCCGCTCCACCCGCACTCGACAAAAATCCTAAAAAGAAATACTGAATAAAAGGCAGGCAAGCCAAAATACACAGAAAGATGCCTAAATATTGAAGCGGCTGAATCTCCTTCAAAAGTTTGGTGCCGGGTTTGTTGTAAGTGACGATCAAATAATAGCCCACTCCAAACAAGGTAATGCAAAAAATGCCAATTGTAGCCATTGCAGCCAACCCTCCTAAAACGACTCCGAACCCAGCCGTCGCATATTCTTTCACCGCAGGTGATTTTCTTTTCGCCATATAGATATATAAAAACATTTTCTTTTCTAATAGTATGAAGATTGGCTTGTTGATTCCTTGTACTTCTAAAGGTCGTGAATGGAAAACCATGCGAGACACCTATCTTTTTCATTACACGATTAAAACCTTTATGGCAACTTTGTCTTATGGACACGATTATGTGGTCTACATTGGATATGATGCAGATGACCCTATCTTTTCCAAGAAAGAACAACAGGACTACATTCGTATTTTCGAAAACTATTACAAACATGTCTCGTTTCGATTTGTAGAAATGTGCGATCCTCCTGGCTATTTGACCAAAATGTGGAATCGTTTGTTTCGAATCGCCTATGACGAGGGATGTGATTACTTTTTCCAATGTGGAGATGACATTTTGTTCAAGACCAACGGATGGGTACAATATTGTATTGACGCTTTACTAGAACACGACAACATTGGACTGACGGGTCCCGACAATTTGAATGGTCGCATCCTAACGCAGTCCTTTGTCTCCAGGAAACATATGGAAATCTTTGGCGAATATTTTCCAGAAACGATAATCAATTGGGGCTGCGATGATTGGTACAACTGGGTCTACGATGGGTATTTGTACAAACTGTCAGGACACATCTGTACCAACGAAGGGGGACAACCAAGGTATCTTATCAATTATGACGCGACATTTGAAGACAATTTGACCCAAAACCTTTTTCAGTTGCGAAAGGATGTCATGGATCTCGCAACTAGAGACCGTGAAAAAATCCAAAAGTATTTAAATGTCTGAACTGGTAGAACATCTTAATCATTCGCAAGAATCTCTGCGACTTGTATGGGTTCCGTACTATCAATTGAACCTTGGAACGGCTCTGCCACTTGGAGTGGCTCTACTGAATGGATTGGCTCCACTGTATGCGTAGGCTCCACGATACGCGTAGGATGAACGACCTCTATCATAGGATGAGGGTGTAGACGAAATAAACGATTCATCACATAGATGAACATCGCGCAAAATAAGGGGAAGAACAAGAGTAGATAGAGTCCTATATCTTCTCGCATCGTGTGGAGACTGATTCCACACTAATACTTATTCAATTTTATTGAACAAGAGTCTGAGCTTGACACAGCAATTGCCTTCGTAATCGAATGAATCGGTACAACCACGGTTTCAAACGGTATTTCGCGGGTGTGCAAGGTTGCGGTTACACGGATAGGATCTCTTTCGGGTTCTCTTGTGGGCTCTCTTGAGATTTCTCTGATTACAGTGACTAATCGGTAGACCGAAACCACCAAAATAGAGACTAAGAAGAGTCCACCCAGCTAATAGACGATCGAACCAAAGATGCCCATTCTACAAGATTAAAAAGTGAAACTTATCTTTTATACCCATCTCTTCGTCCAATTTGGCGAGGTCACTCTCGTACTTTTTGTAGATTGCATTCATTCGTCTCTGCCTAGCACAAGAGGTATAGATAAAGAGGGCCCATAGAGCACACATTGCGAAACTGTATCCAACGAGGATGTACTGCAACTTGGTCGGATAATGTTTCGGATCCCTTTCAACACAAGACCTTAGAACGCACATCTTTTACAGAAAACAAACAGATGTATAGAGGTCAATTTTAAAAGTGGAACGACCTGACAGGTTCCTCCATGTATCGCATAGGGGTCTTGTCTTCGTAGATATGAAGCTCGCCTATTTTGCGAAGCGATTTATACTGGTGTTGATTTACAAATTGCCAGGTTTTGTATTGTATCAAGGTCCTTAACTGTTTCTCTGCACTAGATACATTGTTGATTGTATCCGTGGTAGACAAATCCTCTACGGTTCCAAAGCGTTGTTCTTTTTCATCTGGGTCTTGAATGCCAATTCCATAGGTGGTAGATTTCAATACATTGATAAAGGCTTGCACATGAGGAATCTGACTGGACGAGATAGGCGATTCAATCACACACTCGGATAAGAGCCGTAAATCATGACTTTCGTTTTTATACAGACTGTTGATAAAGAAGTATTCCGAATCCTGAGTCCTGTCTTTCGACAAATGATTGAATCCCTTATCGCTTCCACAATTGTGACAGTAGAGCTTTTCCGCACATAATTTGTCGTAATACCCCATGGAACCTTGAATGAAAGAAGAGCCATAGTCGATGATTTTTGCGATATACTTCGAACAAAAGACCACTTCTCCTTCGCTTGTATGGATATGATATTCGATGTATCCATCTTTGATAGGTTCATAGAGCAGGACATTGTCCTGGTGAAGATCATAATGGGTGAATGATTGTCGTAAGCATTTCAACGAGAAGTACACAGGATAAAGCACATACAACAAGTCGTACATAAAAAACATCTTGTCCGGTAATCTATCGCCAATCGTAAGCGCATCTTTCATGTGTTGAATCAGAAGGCATTGTTTGTGAGAAGTTCGACATACCGTTGATACACTTGCCGGGTTCAAGGG